GTATTTATAGACTTGAGTGTCGGTGTCGGGGAAGTGCGGGTAATAGAAGGACCGCACTTCCTCCCCGACAGCCCGGGCTTCGCCCGGTCTTAAGAAACCTTTTATCCGAGGTGTTGATTTATGGGCCAGGGGTGGTTGTTTATCTCTTTTTTACGGAGAAATGAAATCGCGCGATTTCAAAATGTCTGGAAATCTGGCGATTTCAAAACAAAAAAAAATCTATTTCGGGAACATCTCTATAAATAAAGAGTTCCCACAGAAGACACCAGACACATGGCACTATTTGGTATCTGCTGGACATTCAACCATTACACCCCTGAAACTCTAATGAGAGCAAGGGGTGCAGTTGGAAGTGCAGGAATCAAGTATATATGCTGGGGGATCGAAGTAGGGGAGCAAGGAACTCCCCACCTACAAGGATATCTCCAAGCAAATCAAGACAAATACAAAAGACTAATGAGAGTCATTGGTACATGTCACATGGAGAAACAAAAAGGAACAAGCGAACAGGCAGTTACATACTGCAAAAAGGACGGAGATTTCTACGAATACGGAGAATACGAAAACATCGATTCCCCCAAGCAACGCCAGGGTGAGAGAGTGGATCATAAAAGAATTTATGCACTTATCAAAAACGGAAAGACATATCAAGAGATTGTTGAGGCAGATTCAGGTTACGCCGCTAAATACGGAAAATTCATTCGTGAGCAGGTTGGAGTAGCCCGAGAAGAAGCTGGCAAAGCGAGCTTGCTTCTGGAGTACGAAGGTGTATCTTGGAAGCCTTGGCAGAAGGACGTCTTGGACACCATCGAAGGAACAGCGGACAATCGGACAATTCACTGGATATGGGAGAACCAGGGGAATATTGGCAAGAGCTTTCTCGCGAAATATCTCAAGCTTGCGAAAGATGCACTACTGATGGAGAGCGGCAAGAAGATGGACATGGCATACATTTATGCCCAGGACCCGAAAGAGATTGTAGTACTCGACCTTTCTCGGACTTCGGCTCCAGTCGATGGGAAGGACTACCTGAGTGGAGTTTACTCCCTATGCGAGAACCTCAAGAATGGTGTAGTGATGAGTTGTAAATACGAAAGCAAAGTGATAGCATTCAAAGTGCCTCACGTCTTTATTTTCGCCAACTGGGAGCCGGACTACACCAAATGGAGCGCGGATCGCTACAACGTCATCAACATCGGCCCGAGCTTTGATTATTCAGCTCCGGCCTAAGGGTCTTTGTAATGAAGTGCCACGTTGCCGAGAACATAGCCTAGGTTGTCTGTAATGAGAGTACCGTAGGCGTCGTAGGCAGTGAGTAGTAACCACCAATCATAGCCATCGTTGTGAGTGGTAGCAGCATTCGCAGGACCAAACTTAAGCAATTTCTTATAGGGAATCCAGATCTTCTTGACGAAGGTGAACTCCTCGGTATTGTTAGAGTCGGGAGAGAGGACGGTCTTGAAAGTATAGGTCTTATGAATCTTCACAAAGTCTTCGTTAAGCTCATCGAGCATAACGTTACCGGTAACGTTATCATACCACTGAGAGTAGTTGTAAGCAGATCCCTTGGGTACAGAGATGACCTTGAGTTGCCAGGTAACGTTCTCACGATCTGCGTACTGACCGAAGATGAGACGAAGGCGGAAGCCTGAAGTGTTGATCTGATCGGAGATCCGCTCGTTGTCTCCCGTACCCTGCGAGGGCATAGAGCCGGGATGATTAAGCTGGTGAATAAGAGACGGTTCATTATGCCTGACTACTCGCTGAGGAATGCTCTGAGAACGCTTCTTTGGTTCGCAAGTCTTCAATAGCACGCGTTTAACAGCCTTAGCAAAGCGTTTAGAAAATTTACCAGAGCGGCGTGCAGTCTTGCGGCGAATGAAGGTGGAGCGGCGGGCGCCTCGCTTTCCATAACGAGGCATGAAGCGATAAGTGCAGTGCTGGCAAAAGGGTATTTATAGACTTGAGTGTCGGTGTCGGGGAAGTGCGGGTAATAGAAGGACCGCACTTCCTCCCCGACAGCCCGGGCTTCGCCCGGTCTTAAGAAACCTTTTATCCGAGGTGTTGATTTA